AGGGCAAGTAAATGGGTTCACTGTATGCAAAAGATGTAGTTGAGACCGCTCTCAACGAGATTGGATATGAGGCAGACGGCTCCAACCATAAATACACTATCTATTCTGCGGAACTCGATGCCGTTGATTACTTCAACACCAAAAAGAATGGAAGTGCCGATTGGTGTGCAATCTTTGTCATTTGGTGTATGTATGCAAATACAAGGAATGCCAACGGGGAGATTGAGGCAGACAAGTACGATGCTCAGTATTTTCAGTATCAACCAGACAGAAGTACAGCCGCAGGGGTCGGATATATGGCAGACTTCTACCAGAGCAACGATGCTTGGACGGACAATCCCGAAAGAGGAGATGTAGTCACGTTTAGAGACTATGCCCATACGGGACTCGTTGTTGATTGGGATAACGAAGGTTTCTACACAGTTGAGGGCAACGTCAACGGAGGCAGAGTAGAAAAGAGATACTATAAGTACGGAGACTCTTGTGTTGACGGCTTTGGCAGACCTCGTTATGACGGATGGGAGTTTACTCCTACTAAACCCGAAAAACCCAAGACAGAGACAATCAAGATAAGCATTGAGGTGACAACCGATAATGCAGATGTGGTCAAAGCAGCTCTCAAGGGTGCCAAGATCACAGTTGAATAAGTATGTAACAGGTCTCCTGTGTACATAGATACCCTCAAGGGTGAGCCTCTGAGTCCGTCTCTTCACTCGGAGGCTCTTTAATTTAGTTCTCCATACACGGAAAACCTCTTAAAAAGAATTACCCTCTCGTCTTATGACGGGAGGGTTTTTCTTTTGTTTGGGTGTAAGAAATAAACTCAAGTGAGCACAAATATTATAACAAAATGTCACCAAAACGTCACCAAAGAAAAAATTAAAACCGCTCAAAACCTTATGGTTGAGCGGTTTTACTTGGTGGAGATGAGGAGAATCGAACCCTTTGTTGTATGTTCACCTGTGGTCACTTTGTACGTATTTAGTGGACTTTTACGGGTTTAGATGTTGGTCTGTCCGTCCATTATGGACTTATTGTCACCAAAAGTGTCACCAAGAGTTAAGTCAATAACCTCGGCTGCCTCATTCTCTTCACCTTCATAATAATGTCCGTAAGTCGAAAATGTCGGCATAGAGACAGAATGTCCCACAATATCCTTAATCATCGTCTCGGGCATCACATTTTTCATAAGTGAGATAAATGTGTGTCGTAGGCTATAAACGGAGCCTGGCAGGTTTCTCTCTTTTTTGAGCATATTCCAATGATTACGCATTGTGCTCTGATTACCCATAGAGCCGTCACGGGAGCAGAATATCCAATCGGTACGGAGGTTATAGTCCTCGTTTCTCTGTATCGTTGCATCTAATATCGCTCTTGCCGTTTTACCGATAGGCACGACTCTGCGAGCATTCTCGTTCTTGCCCTCGGTTATCTGTCCCGTTGCGTTGATTGCTCGTCTTATCAATATGCGGTTTCCGATTATGTCTGTGGTCTTGATGCCAAGCAGCTCACCAGGTCGCATACCTGTCAAGACACCAAGGCAGAATAATGGGTGATACCATAGATCGGACGGCTCAAAGAGTCTCCGAATATCATCTTTTTGCAATATTTCTTTCTCTTTCTTACTATGCCCTTGGGGGATATACAAAGAGCCTCGCAGTGGTTCGCATTGATAATCTTGATACCCAAACTTGATAACGGCAGAAATAACGGCACGGAGGTTCTTGAGGGACTTCTCGGATAGCTCTGTCTTTTGTCCTTTAGCCGTGTTTATAACATTCTGCCAATCTCGGAGAGAGACCTTGCACATTTTCCTGTCTCCGAGTTTAGGCACGATATGGAGCCGTATATATTGCTCATTTTGGTCATAAGCAGGTGAGTCCTTGCCTCGTCTCGCTATGAGGTCATCGAGATACTCATAACAGACCTTTTTTACAGACTTTTCACCCGTACCCTCACCATAGTACCAATTATCGTATTTCCTTTGGCATTCTTTGCGACCTTTTGCACCTGGTATGGACGAACTGAAAGAGTACCTCTTGCCGTCCTTCCTTGCTTGTATTCTCCATCGGTTGCCCGTCCAAGTAGGTTTCATACATTACCTCCTTGTGTATCCAACAAGGCTTGATAGTATGCCATTAGTCTTGCTTGGTTATCCTTACTCAATTTGTCGAGATCAAGAGCAGATGTTCTTGTGTCTTTGCCTCTCAATACATCAAGGCTGACATTGAAATAGTCGGCAATCTTCTCTTCTGTCTCAAAATTTGGCTCCCGTTCTCCCGTCTCATACATTCCAATAGTGGACGGACGGACACCAATAGCCTTTGCAAATTCCGCTTGTGTGATACCTCTCGAAGTGCGGAGGTATTTAAGTATCTCATTGAACTTTGTCATATTTCTTACACTCCTTACACAGAAATTATATACACGGCTTGTGTAATTGCCAACAACAAATTTCACAAAGCGTGTTGACACATCTTCACGAAATGTGTATATTTTGAATATCACGAAATGTGAAATTTGACAGAGGAGGTTTCCAATGAACGAGAAGTTAATTGCATTGAGAGGCAACAGAACTCAAGAAGAGGTTGCAAAGGCTTTAGGTATAAGTATCTCTGCTTTGTCTATGTACGAGCAGGGGAACCGCATACCCAGAGACGAGATCAAGATAAGAATGGCTGAATACTACGGCATCTCTTTAGAGTCTCTTTTTTTGATTTTGTTGCCCACAAATCGTGAAGAGGTAAAGGTATGACTGCCTCTGGTGGTCTCTATCCGTCACTCGCTCGATACTTCGAGACATTCACGGAACTTGCTCACGCAGGTTGTATGAGCAAAACGAGAATGAGAGAGTGCTTGGACGGCAAAAGAGACTTCACGAGGTCGGAGAAAAAAGCCATAGCAGCAAATATTGCTATGCGAGAACTCAACAAAAACCCTATTGATGAGAGAGAACTTGCCTATGCGGTAGATGCTTGGAAAAATGGCAAATTCGATGAGATTTACAAAAGGAAAGACCTATGAACGAGCAGAAGTTCATAGAGACAGTGAACTATCTCCTATTCGTTGCCTCGGCTTGCCTGTTCTACGGCATAACTTATCTCATAACAGATAACGAGGTATGCCATAAAGACAAACCGATAAGGCACGAAAATGAGACTTATATGGCATTAAGACCAGAACCATTCCATCACCCATATTTTGAATATCAGAAGAACATCACGATGCCCGTATTCGAGACCATTACTGTCATCGAGACCGAGTACATAGGCGAGTATTTTGTCACGGCATACACGGCAGAGGAGACGGGTTGGAACTACGGCACGGCATCGGGCGAGTTAGTCGAGTGGCACGAGGAGTGGTACATACCAAGCACTGCAGCCATAGACCCGAGACTTCACTCATTCGGAGAGCATCTGATGATCGAGGGAAAGATATACCGATGTGCAGACACGGGTGGCGACATAAAGGGTCATTGGATTGACTGCTATGTACCAGATATGGCGAGTGTGAGGTCTTGGGACACGGGTTATAAATCGGTCTATTCCGTTAAGTTCACAGAAAAAAAGATTAAAACAGGCGAGGTAAGAATTTATGACAATGACAGTGATTTACAGTTTGTTAGCGTTTGTAATCGGGGCATTCTTGGGAATGTTGGTTGAACTGATTGCAGACAATTCCACCATTGAGTCATACGAAAAAGAGAATGAGCTGTTAAGGCTCAAATTGGCAGATGCCGAAAAGCACGAGGTCATCGAGATCAATGACCACAGGACACAGGACAACGACTACGAGTTGCCTCATTACGAGGACATAGTAGATTTTTCGCAGAAGTGGTGAGGTGACTTATGGGATATAACAAGTGGAAAACAATTAAAAAAGACCAGTGGAGATATGTAATCAACACGGCAGAACCATTTACGACAGATTGGCATTTTGGTGATTTAATGCCTCCCAAATTGGTCGATAAACTTTTGGGAATAACTCCCGAGGTTAAAGAAAACTTACGCATTCAATACAGAGATACATTTTATTGCCCAGAGTGCGGTGCATCGGGTTTTTCGGTTGAGTCTAACTATTGCCCGACTTGTGGCAAGAGGTTGCTTTTAGATGACGAGGAGGACTCTAACAATGGCTAATGTATATGAACTCAAAAATACCTTTAATACCCTTTGGAACATCATAGAAGATGATACGGCAGATGATGATGTCATTCTCGATGCCTGGGAAACGGCTCAAGAGGACTTGGCAGAGAAGTTAGAGAACTGTTGCAAGTACATCAAGAACCAAGAGAGCGTTATAGCAGGCTTGAAGGACGAGGAGGCTCGTATCAAGGCAAAGAGGCAGGCTCTCGAGAACGGAGTAGACAGACTCAAGGAACTTATGAAGTCGGCTCTTGATGCAAGCGGTGAAAAGAAGATTGCTTGTGGCTCCTTTACTTGTGCGGTACAGAATAACGCACCCAAGCTCATAGTAGATGTTGATATGGCATACATACCCGAGAAGTATTTAGTGCCTCAACCTCCGACAGTAGATAAGAAACTTCTCAAAGATGACTTGCAGAATGGCACGACAGGCATTGAGGGCATAGCACACCTTGAGACAGGTTCAAGCCTGCGTATTCGATAAGGAGGCACTCTATGAAGGATATAACGACAATAGTTGAGCAGGTTCTCAGAGATCACGAAGATGCACGAGATAGTGACTTTCGCACTATCGGGTGGGTTATCAATATAACAAGACCAGATTTAATGCCTATGTCATTTAGTGCGGTGCTTTGGAACCACAAAGCACTCGGGTTGCCTTCCTTCGAGTCCATTACAAGAGCAAGAAGGAAATTGCAGCACGACAAACCAGAACTCCGAGGCAAGGTCTATGAGAAGAGACTCGCAAAGCAGACGGAGTACATCGAGAAGTATGCAAGAGGAGATTTTTACAATGGCTGACAAATTATCACTCCGTGCAAAGTTGATGCACATTCAAGAGGAGTTGAAGGCTCCTAAAAACCTTTTCAATAAGTTTGGTAACTATTACTACCGCAACGCAGAGAGCATACAAGAGGCTCTCAAGCCTTTAGAGGTCAAGTACGGGGTTATGACTATGCTCTCTGACTCCATTGAGGTCGTAGGAGATCGTATCTACGTCAAAGCTACCGCAACCTTATGCGATACCGAGAGCAGCGATACTCTTACAGTTTGGGCATACGCACGAGAGGCAGAGACCAAGAAGGGTATGGACGATGCCCAGGTCACAGGAGCTACATCTTCCTATGCCCGTAAATATGCCTTAAATGGTCTCTTCCTGTTAGACGATACGAAGGACGTAGATAGCGAAGAGTATCAAGCACAGAGCAAGCAGGAGGCAAATAAGGCTACATCTAAGAAGGCAGAACCTAAAAAGGCAGAGCCAAAGGCATTAAGCGATAAAGAGATGACTTTTCTCAAGCAGAGATATACGGGTGACAACCTCGCAAAGCTCTTGGACTTCTACAAGATCGAGAGACTTGATGACATTGACCCAGAAGTAGCAAGGAACCTCATCAAGCAGATAGTCGAGAGAGCAAAGAAGGCAAAGGAGCAGGCTAATGAGTGAACTCAATACAAAAGAGGAGTATAAGGCTCACAAGTTGGAAATGCACCAGAAGATGCTCCAAAAGCAGATGCTCCCATACGAGACTAAAGTCAGAATGTCGAAAATCAGAATAAGAGACTTTTACGATGAGGCTTGCAGGAGAGGCAAGAATTGTCACGTCTCCGTAGGAGGTTTGGATAGTATCACCCTTGCCTGCCTCATTAGATCAATGGGATATACCGAGGAGCAAATTCCTTTTGTATCTGCATCACAGTTGGAGGACTTATCTATACAGAAGGTACACAAAGAACTCGGTTGCATCAACGTCAAACCCTTAAAGTCAAAGGTCAAGGTTCTACAAGAGGAGGGTTTTCCTGTCTTATCCAAGAAGATTGCAAACAAGATAGACACTCTTGCTCACCCTACGGAGAAAAACAAGACCATTCGACACGCAATCATAACGGGTAATTGTGGAGCACAAGGACATTATGCCCAGGACAGTAAGATGCAGCTCCCGATAGGTTATCTCAAGCTCTTTGGAGGACTCGATGAGGAGGGCAAGGCTCTTGGTTATGGTGCTCCAACGAATTTCAAGGTATCTAACAAATGCTGCTATTACTTAAAAGAGGCTCCGTGCGATAGGTGGGCAAAAGAGCATAACTCGGTTCCGTTTCTTGGAATAATGGCAAGCGAGGGCGGACAAAGAGCAGATGCTCTCGAAGAGCACGGCTGCAATTATTGGGGTAAGACTACCGCTCGAAGTGCTCCGTTTAGTTTCTATTACCATTCTGACGTTATTCGCCTGGCAGTAGACCTCGGAGTACATATACCCGAGATATACGGAGATGTAGTCAAAAGCGATAAGCCTAACAAATTTGGAGACTATGAATACTCAACGACAGGAGAACAGAGGACAGGTTGCTCTATGTGTGGCTTTGGCATTCAGCTCGAGAGCAGACCACATAGATTTGACAGACTCTATGAGCGATCTCCAAAAGAGTGGGACTTTTGGCTTAACCGATGCTGCAAAGACGATGACGGCATTGAGTACGGGTGGGGTAGAGTCCTTGATTACATCGGTATACCCTGGCGAGACCCAGAGCATTGGTGGCTTTATCCAACGAAGTTAGACGAACCTCAAATAAATATATGGGAGGTTTTAGATGAATGAATGGCAGGTTTTATTGGTTAAAACTCAAAAAAGACTTTTTTAAGAGGCACGACATTCTTTATCTCCATTCCTTAGAGAATGGTAACGAGG